ATCCGTTACAGTCAATGGCTTGATTGCGTCATCTACAGCCTTCAGCAGATTTGCATCAGTTACGCCCAAAGCCTTTAGTTTGTCGCTTCCAAACTTGTTAGAAACGTACCAGTCAAACTGCTGCTGAGGTGTCATCACAAACCACGATGAAGGCAAGTTGATGCCTATGGCTTGCGCGTCTGTGCGTAGCTTTTGCTGCGCGTTTATTGCTGTTTGATAGTTGTTTCTATCGGACTCGCTACTGAACGGAGTGCCATCTGTTGCCGTGTATACCGCAGGAGGTTGGTAAACAGGAGGAGGTTCGTAAGGCGGTTGCTCTTCTTGCTGCGGTGGAGCAAAAACATCCGACACGGCAGTCCTAGCCACGTCAGGACTAAAACCTAACATATTTGTTAGGCCAAAGTACAAAAGAGTGTCAGGGTTTGTGTTGGAGATGAGACCTTGATTAAGAAGGTACTGAACATCTGCGCTGTTAGGGTTTGAGAAGTATTGATCGACAAACGCCCTAAGCTGATCGGTTGTATATCCGTTGTATGTAGCCATGATTTACCCTGGTATCTCGACGTTGCCAGTTATACCTGCCCCGACCTTCATTGCCTTCATCTGCGCTTCTGCCTCGAACTCCATGCGCTTGAGTTCTAGCTCGGCTAAAGCCTTTTCCCTTGCAAGCTGAATATCGGCCATAGCTTTCTGACGCTTGATCTCGATATCTGCTTGGGCCTGCGCCATCATCATTTGGATAGCAGGATCTGGGCCTTGTTGTTGCTGAGGTTGTGCGAGTGCAGCATCAACTTCTGGGCCTACAGGCTTAAAGAACTCTGCTGAATCTGGGAACCCCGCTGCCTCAATAAGTTTCCCTAAGACTGATCTGTACTGCGAGACACTCACTAAAGGATTGTTTGGGCCGTACGCTTGAATGATCTGCTCTTGCTTGGACAGAACCATTGAGAGCATTGCCATCTTTTGCTCCATGCTCCCCGTACCAAGTCCGACATTCACTGATACATCGTACTGGTTCGACCACTCTCTTGGGTCGTACTGGACGTACTGCCCACGCATCCGAATCAAAACTGCTTTGTCCTGGTACTTGCATAAAAGATGTAATAACCCTTTGAATAAGTCTTTTACGCCCGTTTCTGCAAAGATCCTAGCGATGAGTTCTATCTTTCCTTGTGAGGCTTGCGTAAGGGCTGCTATGGCCGCGGCAGTCACGTTCTGTAGGATGTTAGGGTCAAGACCCTGAGAGGCTTCTGTAACGCCTGTGCGTTTAGCCTGAACCTGATCGAGGTACTCTAAAAGAGGGAAGGCTTGCTGACCAACAGGAGGTGTCGTAATCGGAACCAGCGCAGCAGGATTCTTCATCCTCACCACACCGCCAGGAGTAACGCTCAAGAGATCATCGAGGTTGACCTGACCCTCGACAGCACCCATGCGGGTATTGTTTTGCAGGTACAGGTTATCGAGCATCTGCCTCGTTACAGTCGTCTTGATAAGCTGGAGATCAACTGTACGATCAGCAGGACAATCCCCAAAAAACCTGTGAGGAATCGGAATAGGACAGATGGTGTAAAACGGCACATAGTCGGTTTCCTCGTTACTTAGGATTTCGTTCCCCGAAAAATGCACCCGTCTTAGTTCTGCGATCCCATCCCCGTCGTAGTCAGTCTTTAGGTAGCACTCGAACACTTCAACCGTCTGCATGGATTTGTCGAGACTTGGCTCCATGTAGGGCTGTTCGTCACGGTTGTATCTTGCAATGTACTCGGCACTAAACTCAAGGTCGTTGTAGACCGGAAGGTTCATCACGATTTCAGGATCAAACCCCATTGAAACAAGATCCGACCTCGTGATGAGTTTCCTGTGCGCGACAAACGGTGTGTCTCGAACAGTTTTTCCTGCCTTGGAGATCAAGAACTCTTCGGGAGGCACGTTCTCGACCTTAATCTTTCCGGCTTTAGTTTTCTTCATCAGCGCGACGTTATGGACACGCATGACTTGGCCGTCAATATCCTGCTCAATTGTCTCTTGCGCTGCGATCTCCATCGTCCCGTCTGACATAAGCATAGCTAGCTCATCGTCTGTCAGGTTCGCGTACTGTTCCTTGGTGACGCTTATCGAATCGTCCCAGTAGGCTTTAATGACACCGACCTTCTGAAGGATCGCGTCCTTGAACCAGTCGTGCATGATCGAAATGCCAGGGTTCTGCTTCATCAGCACCCAGTTGCAATACTCGGTAGCTTGCATTGCCATAGGCTCATCACCTGGGCCCACAGGCTCGAATACACCGATTTGATCGGCAGACGTAAACAAACGCATGAGAGGAGGAAGCATCCCGTCGATAGCTTCTGCAACCTCGCCGGTTACGATCTGGCTTCGACCCTCCACCTCGTTACCGTAGGGGTCACGCATGTAGCTGGTGAGCGCGTTCTTACGTTGCTCGACCGTCTCGGTCTCCAAGAAACCTATCGCGTTATCAATCTCACCTTGGAGAATCGCCTTTAATCGTCCGTCATCCATTTAGACCACCCAAGATACGTTAGGTTTCAGCGGTTTAGACCAACTTGTTTGCTCTGACATACCAACCGCAAGATACCGAAATGCGTCGCTCGCATGAGATGCCCAATCGTGCAAGGGCTTATCCCAATAGACTTGACGCTTATCGTCGTATTGTCTCCGATAATTGCGTAGTGCGTCCACTCCACGCTTAGTCTTGGAGTCGAACCAACAAAAGGGAATCAGCCTTCTCACGGCTTGTATCCCATCGTCAACACCCATTCTCGGCACAATTGTGATGTTTAGCCCTGCTTCTTGTAGGAGTTCTAGCCTAGACCGTCCCGATCCTAACTCCCTCACTTGCACATCGTGGGGTAGTAACTGCTCGGCCAACTCATAGTGATTAGTTCTCAGCCAGTTCACATACCAGTCAAGCCCCTGACCGTGGTTCTCCACAAAGTCAATGAGTCGTGTCTCTAAGCCCACTCTTTGACATACCCAGATCGCAGTGGAGTCGCCTATCCCTAGATCCCAGGCGCAGTAAGTCTTAGCCAATCCATCTACAGGGATGTCATGGAATCGCTCAGACGGTAGCTCATTGAGAAGCTGTCCGTAGTAACTTCCTTCGATTGCTGAGTCAAAGGAACACTCAAACTCCTGTAGATACTTGTCGTCTCCCATCTCGGACTTGGCTGCATCGAGTTCAGCCTGAGGGATAAGACCAGTTTCGGATGCTCGGAACTCAAGCAGTGCCCAATCGTTATGCTGCTCTGCATGGTCTCTTAAGGTCTTGAAGTGGTTGTTTCCCTTTGGGGTTCCGAGGAATAACGCCCATCCCATTCTGTCCGATAGGGCCGGACGAACCACTTCCGACCAAATTTTAGGGTTCTGGTCGCCGAATTCGTCGAATACAACGCCGTCAAAATACTGTCCTCTAAGAGAGTCTGGGTTATCAGACCCTGCAAGCTGGATGCGTCTACCCCAGAAATCAACCCGAAGTTCTGCAATATTCGCGGTGGCGTTGAGGGGCTCGGTAAACTTGAGGAGGTAATCCCAGATGACTCGTTTTGTCTGGGAGTAGGTAGGCCCAATGAACGCATATCTTGGAGCCTCCTTTGTGTTTTCTATCGCTGCTCTAATGAGATGGTTGACAGCAGAGACTGATTTTCCCATACGACGGTGAGCAACAACGACTCCGAATCGCTTGTCTGCAAGCGCATGGTGGATCTGTAGCTGTTGCGCTCGAGGTGCATACGGAATGACTATTCTGGTTGCGCCCATGTCACTTGTAAAGCAACTGGTTGCCCGTCCTGACCTGTTACCTCTGTTCTTGCCAATTTAGGTATGTGGTACTCGATAGCCCGCAAGTAAATATCGCAAGCCTTTTCTGGGCTTTTCTGCGCTACTTCGTTTAACCACATAGCAAAACGAGGTGCGTTTAGTTCAGCCATCTTTGCAATGGCTTCCCGTACTGCCGCAGTAGATTTGTTAGGCGCACCCTTCGGTCTACCTAATCCTGCGTTTGGAGGAATCCATTTGTTTTCCACTGTATTTTACTACTCCATTGTTGTTTGTTAACAACGCTTTACATGCCTTCTTCATCTCTACGACGAAGATACTCTAAGACAGCAGGACTAAGTAAACCTGCTCCTACTGTACCTATTCCTGCTAGCAAGTCAGCTTCTTTTGCTCTTGCTGGATCGAAGGCGGCAAACCTAGACCTAATGCGAGACGGATCTGTAATTGCGTAAATGTCTGTCAGTTCGTCATATGCTTTTTGTCCAGGGTCGTAAGTTTGTTTCATTACGACACCTGGTTTACGTTGTGCAATAGCTTCTTTTATAAGCTCATTGTAACTTTCATCTCTGTATCTTGACCCCTTAAAGTCTTTTACATTCATCCCTTCTGTTCTTATCATCAAAGGCATGACGTTAGCACCTTGAGGTATTCCAAGAGCGTAATAGTCAGCATCTAATGACTTTATGTCGCTGAACGCCTTATTTAATTCTTCTAAGGCTTTCGGGTCTTTTTGAAACTCTGGTAGGTTTTCCCATCCACCCTCGTTACTCGCTTTATAGAGTCGAGCCGCGTCAGGGTCTTTCTTTTGAATGTTCGCAAGTATTTTTCTGTACTCTTCGGGAGTATCCCAAAGAACACTACCTCCGTTTGCCTTCTCGTACCTTTCCCATAGTTTATTTTGGTCAACAGCAGAAGGAATTTTCGCCAAGGCTTTATCGTAAGCCTCTTTCCTTACAGCCATCCTTGCCAACATCTCTGATTCTTCTTTGTAATCCCCTAGCTGTGGTCTATTTGAATAGAAATCTTGCTGTACGCCATACTTGTTCAAAACATCGCCAAACTTTTTCTCAGCCTCGAATCTTTCATCTGACACTTTTGCGGCAATGTCTCTTTGCTTAAAAGTAGCATCTTCCAACTTGACGGTTAGATCCTCTACTTTGTTCCAATCTCTAGCTTTTTCAGCAGCAGCCAATTCTCTGTTGATAGCGTTTATTTCTCTACCTTCTCCAAGTAAAGAATATCCAACAGCAACTTGTGGCTTTGAGGCGGCAAAATCAGCCCTTTTTGCTGACGGCGCACCAGTTGTAGCACCCCTGAATTGTTTATCAAAGTTTCTAATATCCCCAGTTGTGCCATGATAAGCATCAACAAAACCCATTGCCCTAGCGCGATCCATCGCTGTGTTTGCTTCAGGTAAACCGAGCATCTTTACAGCGTTTTGTCTCGCTATCTCTAGAGCATCGTCTCTCGGAGCAGAACTTAACGACCTTTGTACAGCCATACTTGCGCCAGGAATTTGGCCTGCCTTAGCTAAAGTAGCCGCTACAGCGAACGGCGCAACCGAGCTATACAGTTGACTAGCAACACTTGCCTGTTCACCTAGTCTGTAAGCATCAGACATCTGCTGTGCTTGTGGATCCATCACCGAATACGTCGGGTTCCTGCCCGTAAACCCTAGTAGACCTTGTGCTACAGGACTCGTCTGCCCATACCCTGGAAGCGAACTCACACCTCTCGGTAACTGCTCCGGCAACGGAGGCAGGAACTTCTCTTCATCCAGCAGACCTTTTCTGCGCTTCACTTTTTGTTCCTCGCCGAGATTGCCTTTGCTTTTGCTCTTGCATCTTCCTTACTACTTGCACCCCATGCCTTTAGACTCAGTAAAAGTCTAGTAGGGCTACCATCAGGTTTACGCTCTGGCCCTGGCATGTTACCCATTCTCGCTAGGAAAGACGCTCTGCGCGGGTTATCTCCGCTCTTAACAGGAGCCTTCAGGTTAGAACCAGGGTTTGCAGCCTCGTAAGACTTCCGGCCTTTCTCGTTTAGGCCACCCTTAGCGTTCTTACCTTCTTTGCGAGTCCAAGCGGCAGTCATTTCTTTTTCTTCACACCGGCTTCAGAAAGCGCAATCGCACGAGCCTGGGCAGGGCTTTTTACAATCGGGCCACCTTTGCCTGAATGTAGCTTTCCAGCCTTGAACTCGTTGTAAACCTTACTGATCTTCTTCTCAGCCTTGGTCTTTTTCATTTCTTCCTCGCTGCTCTCATGTTATCCACAAGATTCGGGTAAGGTCTGCCAGCAGATGCGG